ACTTGGGTTTGAGAAAATTCATACCCTTATCCGACATTCCCCGCCATTTGATTGGAGCGACCATCTAAAATACGAACTTGGAATATGATAAATATACTAAAAACGAGCATTCCCGAATTCACTCACGTTCTGCAATTTGCGGACCTCCACATTCGCCTTAATAAGCGACATGATGAGTACAAGGAAGTCTTCAATAATCTCTACGAGGAAATCAAGAAGACCCCCGAGACCACAATCGTAGCTCTGCTTGGCGACGTGTTTCATTCCAAGAGCGACTTATCTCCCGAGTGCGTACAAGTTGCGTCAGACCTTTTCACCCGTATTGCCGCTATTCGTCCCCTTGTGCTTGTAGCTGGAAATCATGACGCTACACTTTCCAATAAAAGCAGGTTGGACAGTCTGACCCCACTTGTAGATGCCCTTAACAATCCGAACATTTACTATCTCAAAACCACTGGTCTCTACGGTCTTTCCAATGTGCTGTTCAACAACATGTGTGTGTTTGATACGCCCGAGAGATATATTCTTGGGAAGGATATTCCCGATGTTTATCGGCACCAATACGAGCATATCATAGCTCTATTTCATGGAGCCGTTGACAGGGCTGCATTGGAGACGGGATATTCCATCAGCAACCCCGCTATCATGAATCCCCTGTTTGACGGAAATGATATTGCTATGCTGGGTGATATTCATAAGCGTCAAGATATGCAGGACGCCGACCTTGACCACTTTAAGCCGTGTATTCATTATGTCGGTAGTCTGATTCAGCAAAACCACGGTGAAGGTCTGCATGGCCACGGCTACTCTCTATGGGACTTGAAGACCCGCACTTACAAGTTCACTGAGATAAAGAATGACTATGGATACTTCACAATTGACATTCATAAGGGACTTCTGGCGACGGACTTGACCAACCTTCCGAAGAAGGTTCGTCTCCGCATGAAGTGCTATGAAAGTGTTGCCTCGGAAGTCAAGAAGGTCTTGGCTGACATCAAGATGAAGACACAGGTCGTTGAAACGGCCTATGTCCGCATGGACCAAGAGCGAGATAAGAAGGACATTATCCCATTGTGTAAGGATATTGTCCTTGCCGATTTGACCACGGTGGAGTATCAGGAAAAACTTCTGACCGAGTTCCTAACGAAGAAGCTTGAGATTACGGACCCCGTTAAGATTGAAGAGATTCTGAAAATCAACAAGGCTACAAATGCTCTCATTAAACGGGATGACTTTACTCGTAACTTGAAATGGAAACCCATAAAGTTCGAGTTCGACAATATGTTCACTTATGGGGAAGGCAACGTCATTGACTTTACTCAGATGACTGGTGTTTATGGCATCTTTGGTCCCAACAAGTCGGGTAAGTCGAGCATCCTCTCGGCTCTTATCTTCTGTCTCTTCGACAAATTTGACCGTGGCTACAAGGGACTTCACGTCCTCAACGTTCAGAAGTCTTCCTTCCGTTGCAAGTTGGAGTTCGAGATTTCTAGCGTGAGATACTTCATTGAACGCAAGGGTAACACAACTCGCTCGGGCAATGTCAAGGTGGATGTTCGTTTCTGGAAGATAGTCAACGGGGTTGAGGAAGAACTTCACGGCACCGTGCGTCGTGATACCAACGACATCATCCGGGACTACATTGGAACCTATGAGGATTTTGTTATCACTGCCGCCTCATTCCAGAACGCTAAGAACCTAACGTCATTCATTGACATGGGTAACAGTGAGCGTAAAGACCTTCTGGTACAATTCATCGGCCTTAACGTCTTTGACCGCCTCCATGAGTCTGCGGGAGAGCGTAGCAAGGAACTTGTGGCTGTTCTTAAGACTCATAAGGATAAGAACTATCAACTCGACATTCAACAGAATGAAGCTGCACTGTCTCATGCCGAGACGCTCTTCTATTCGTCCAATCAGGAAGTGGAAAGCTTGAAGAAGCAGATTTCTGACGTAAATGAGCAAATCATAGCCGAGAGTGCCAATGTCATCAAGTTGGATACAAGCGTTCCCACGGACCTTTCGTCATTGGAAACTCGAAAGCAAACTGCGGAATCAACTCTTACAGCCAAACGCAAGGCGATTTCAGATGCACGGGAGATTCTGACGGCTCAAGAGAAAAAGCTTGGCGAAATCAATTCCGAAGTCGAAAAGATTGAGAAGTCAAACTTCGTAGAAGCCCACAAGACTTACAAGGAATTATGCGACAAGATGACTGCTCTCAAGCAGACAATGGACCTCAAGAAAGTAGAAATCAAGAGTAAGCTTGAAAAGGTGGAACGTCTTAAGAACCACAAGTACGACCCGAACTGCAAGTTCTGTGTGGATAATGATTTCGTCAAAGATGCGACCAAGGCCAAGAAGCAATTGCCCGATGACAAATTCGAAGCTAATGGAATGATGGAGACGTTGGATGGCCTTCGTACGAAGATGGAAGAAACCAAGTGGGTTGAGAATACCTATGAGACCTACACCAAGCTTCTGACCGAGCGGGGGACTGTCAAGGATAAGTGTGCTACAGCCAGCAAGAGCATCATTATTGCGACCAATGAACTCGAACGTCTGGATGCAGCGTCCAAGGCAGTTATTTTACAAATCGAAATCTACCATCGTAATGAAGTAGCGGTGGAGAACAATGTCAAAGTGCAATCGAAAATCAATGCGTTTCGTACTACCCTTACCAAGCTTGATGTTCAGTTCCAGAAACAGCACCAATCGCTATTGGAGATTTCTGGCAAGCGTGAACTGTTCAAGTCCACCATTCAAACGGTCACGAAGACCCTCGCCGAAGTCACGGCAATGGAAACCGAACTCGAACACCGTCAGCATTATCTCGCCGCAGTGGGGCGTGATGGTATCCCATACCAAGTCATCTGCAACACAGTTCCCGAGATTGAGAAGGAAGTCAATTCCATCCTCAGCCAAGTGGTTGACTATACTATTCAGTTTGAGACCGATGGCAAAAACGTTGTGCCCTACGTTGTCTATGAGTATGGCCGATGGCCAATCGAATTGACTTCTGGATATGAGCGGTTCGTAGCCAGTGTGGCTATTCGTGTTGCTCTGACAAACATCTCCAACCTTCCTAAGACGACGTTTCTTGCCCTCGACGAAGGCTTTGGAACACTCGACGCCGACAATCTGGCGTCAATGTACACGCTCTTCTCATTCTTGAAGAACAACTTCGACTTCGTGCTTATTATCTCACACCTTGATGCACTCAAGGACGCTGTGGATAAACAGATTGAGATAAAACGGGAAGGCAACTTCTCATTCGTAAACTACGAATAAGGCTATATGTATAGGTGGGATTTTATATCTCACCCGTACGTATGGCCAAACAATTACTCTCAAACTTCGGTAAGCGGGGCGACACCAGCTTTACCACCACCGGCATAGCCCAAGGGCTTGCCGACATTAAAGTTGATATTGAGGATACTGCTCACTTATCACAATACTTCAAAGTCGTAGAATTCGAACCGGTATTCACTGCGGGTAAGAACTCTATTTCTTTCAATGGGTCCGACTTTCTCGCCGATGGTTCTGAAATCAAAGTTGAAGTTTTGGATAGTGATGGTAATTCACTATACTTAGCCTCTCCACCCCAAAAGAGCAACTTTGTTGACATTGCTAATTTCACAGTTGCCATTCACGTTTACAAAGAAACAGTCAGTGGAGCGGGGAAGGTATTTCTCGTAGGCACCACGACCAAGGGAGAAATCGTCAGGTGGTCGGCCAACATCACCATCAACACGACGTATCAAAACGTTTCTCGTGTACGTTTCCTCAGCCCCGTGGCAAAAATGAGGAATGGACCATATATGGAGGTCCGTCCTCTTCTTTACCCAGTCATTCAAAATACAACTGGTTCTTCATTATCAAGTGAGGTCACAGTTGCAGGTTCGTTTTATCTCAGAGTGGAAAACTCTAACGGATTCTTTTCCCCCGGCTCTGCTAATTATGGATTCGTATTGCCAGCTAATGCAGCAATTGTCTTATGGTCTGCGGTGACCGGAGACCCAAATAACAGAGTGGATTCATTCAACAACCAGATGGAAGGCCAACCCATCACGCTTCATTACGATTACGTCAATCTAAAGACACAGGACAATCCTCCCGTTTATCAATATAGACACGCTGATACCACGGCAACCATCACCAAAGTTCGAAGCACAACCGAAATCGAAATAAGTACTATTCCGCTTGGACCCATTGCCCAGCTATCATCCTCGGGAGGGCAATTCACAAGTAGCTATTCCCAAATCCTGTATGTCCATCAGGCCGTAACTGTCCCATGTACATCGGTATGGATTCACGACACTCTCCCGGGTTACATGGAAACCCAAGTCAATTCTGACACATTTACCGCATCAATGGTCAATGACAATGTAAAGATGCAATATTCATCGCTTACGCTTGACTATCCATTTTTTTATGCATTCAATCCTGCGGTTAAGACCTTTCAAAATCGTTATCCCGTAACAGCCAGCAATTTTACAATTCAGGCAGTAACAGGAAGTCGAATTATTCATACGAATCCATTCACCTATAGTCTGGTTCAGGGTTCTGGGTTTGGAACAATCCTACATTACACGGCATCGAAAGTAACAGGTAGTATCACTGTTCTTAGTGCATCTAACCCTTATCAGCAATACGTTGATGCGGCTGGGTCTGCTTCTTTGATGAAGAAATCCTATGTGGATATTGTGTATCGAAATCTCAATACGTTCTCGGGTTACGTAGCCCGCCATAAACTGTACGCCAGAAGTAACATTTATCCCGGCAATTTCGAGTTAATTGATGATACGGTCCTTGGGCCAAGCGAACTTTTAGTTGACCCCATAACCGCCAACAAGAATTTCTCTACCCTCGGTGTCTTTGCCAATCAAGACCATATCAATCAGTATTGGTTTGCATCTTCGGCATCTCTCAATTTGATTTTCAGCAACAAGCCAAGACTGAACTCAATGATTATACGCCCTACCCCCGATTATTCGGCGGCAGATGGAAATTCGTACGTCATCGTAAAAGCAGGAGCCGTTGAGGTAGTCAATGATAGTAACTACTATCCATATGACGCAGCCGAGTTTAGTGAGTTCTCTGGTGTAGGATACACTTCCAACTTCATCTTTGTCGAGGAAAACGTCCTCTTTGTTTTAACCTCCGATATGATTGTGAATAAAGATAAAGAAGACATGGCCAAGGTCATGTTTTTCTTGACGAGTTCCTCGGACGGCATTCAAGGCGAAAAAGATTATGACCCTACATATGGATTAAAATTGGGGGAGGTAGTTGTCTCGGATAAGGTAACGAGTAGAGTATTCTCTCCCGGGGATGCTCCGAAACTTTTCTTCACCCCGCTCCACGATTATTATGGGGCACTCGTAGTTGTCCCTGTCAATTGTGAAGTGATGTTGTCTAATGTATCCATGAAAAACTATGGGGACTATGGGTACTCTCCCGGGGCATGTGTCGTTCAAATTCCATTTCCAATCAATATTGCTAACGAAAAATGGACGCTAAAATCCGAGTTGTTTGATGCCAACTACAATCTGATTTACACCCTGACCCCCGTTGATGCGACGTTTGACCCAGCGGGTGCAAGCTTGTTTGGAAGCAACGCCCTTGGGTCTTCAGGTGGAAGCGGGGGGGTTCCGAGCACTCTGCCTACACTAACGCTTACAGGACAACTCTACCTTCCCTACATCGGGCAATGTAATATTCCAAAGCGGTTCATGGGATACAACATCCCTCAACACTTCCCACCCCTTTCGGGGGAAGGGTCGGTTTGTTATACTCAAGTTTCCGACCTATCCCTCATTCCTACCAATACCAACGTCACGACCAAAGACTACATTAGTGTAACCACAGAAGAAGGTAGTGGCCAGCATACAGGCCGTGCTATTGCCGTCCGATACAGTGGAAGCACCCCAAGTGTCTTCGGAAGGCGGGTTTACGTTACCCCCGCCGGGGTCAAAACTACGTATTTATAAGGTTTGATGGGGTTTTTACCCCATATTTACCTATGTACATAAGGAAAGGCGTACAGTTATATGAAAAGCAACATCGAAATCGTCAAAGACTATCTAGCAGGAGACCGTCCGTTCATCCAAGTCGGTTATACGGGTCAAGAATACGTCAAGCGTGCCGTAGGAGACACTTGGACTGACACAAAGGGTCAAGAGTGGGTCCAGATGGCCAGCGGGCCTCGAAAGGTCAATAGGGTGGCAAACATCGTGCGGGAGGCAATTGGTGTCCAAAAGTGCCGATGTGGGCAAGAAATCAAGTGGGGAAGCAAGGCAGACCGCCTTTTTTATGTAAGAACAGGTCTATGTGAGGGGTGTCTTATTGATTATGAGACCAAGTTGCGTGTTCTGGGTATCTATGGCGACTATGAGACATACAAACTGGCTTCCAACGAACTTGGGTATGTCAAGGACATGAAGTCCAAGATTCGAGAGACCATCAAATATTTCGAATCGGGAGACACTGACGTTAAAATGCTTTGCAACTCAGAGGGATTTACCGAGAGATGGAAAACCACCAACTCTGAGGAAATTCTTACGGATGCCAAGAAGGATTTGAAGGAGGCTCGTCGTCGCATTGAAGCACTAACGAGAATCCGTGACGAACAAAAAGCAAAATATATTGAAGGCTGTACTAAATACAATCTGGAAATTCTATGTCAGACGGAAAAATCTCCTATCAAGACCTAATCAGAGAAGAGTATAAAAAGTGCTTGGAGTCACCCGTGTACTTCATGCGGCACTATGTCAAAATCAAGCACCCAATGCGGGGCACGATTCTCTTTGACCTATTCCAGTTCCAAGAGGAAACTCTTAAAGCATTTCACGACTATAACAATAATATCATCCTGAAATCCCGACAGATGGGCATTTCAACTCTCGTCGCCGCTTACTCTTTGTGGCTGATGATTTTTCATAAGGATAAGAATGTTCTTTTGATTTCATTGAAACAGGATGATGCCAAAGACGTTGTAACCAAGGTTCGGGATGCTCATGCCGAGTTGCCGAATTGGCTCAAGGTTCGATGCGTTGAAGACAATCGTCTGTCAATGCGCTTTGTGAATGGCTCTAACATCAAGGCGGCTTCAACTACGAAGAAGTCGGGTGTCGGCCAAGCCCTTTCTCTTCTGATTATTGACGAAGCTGCTCTTATTGACGATGCCGAAGACCTTTGGACTTCGGCCCAACCAACTTTGTCAACTGGTGGTAACAGTATTGTTCTCTCAACCCCTCGTGGTGTCGGTAACTGGTTCCACAAAATGTGGCAAGGTGCCGAATTTGATAACAAAGACAATACTGTTGGAAAGAATGGGTTTCATCCTATTACTCTTCCGTGGCAGCTTCACCCTGAGCGTGATGATGAATGGCGCAGAATCGCAGGGGAGAAGCAAGGCAATCCCAAGAAGGCGTCCCAAGAGTTTGACTGTAACTTCCTCGCATCCGGCGATAACGTTGTTGACCTCAATATCATTGAGTTCTACAAGAAGAACAAGGCATGTGACCCTATGGAATGCCGAGGCATGGATAAGAACCTATGGATTTGGGAGTACCCCGACAGAAGTCATGTCTATGTAGTGGCGGCTGACGTAGCCCGTGGCGACGGCGAAGACTATTCTGCATGTCACGTTTTGGACATCAGTAGAGAAAAGCCAGTTCAAGTTGCCGAATACAAAGGCAAGATTAGCACCAAGGACTTTGGCGATTTTCTCGTGGCTTTGGCCACGGAATACAATAGCTCTCTGCTTGTAATCGAGCGTGAAAACGTCGGATGGGGCACCATCCAAGAAGTCCTTGACCGAGGATATTCGAACACTTTCTACAGTTCCGCAGACTTGAAATACGTGGAAGTCCAGCGTCAGTTGAATAACAACTGGGCAGCAGAAGACAAGAAACTTGTCCCGGGATTCAGCACGAACATCAAGACTCGCCCGCTTGTGGTTGATAACATGGAACATTACATGCGCCAAATGGCTATTGAACTTCGTTCCAAGAGAACCCTCGCAGAACTGGAAACTTTCATCTGGAAGAATGGTAAGCAAATCGCAATGGAAGGGTACAATGACGACTTAGTTATGGCCCTTTGTATTGGTCTATGGGTTCGTGATACGGCCCTCCGACTTCGACAAGAAGGCATTGAACTGACGAAGATTGCAGTCGGTGGAATGACGAAGGATAAGATGGACCAAACACCGTTTTTCAAGGTGAGACAAGCCCAGACAGGGCATAATGCTTGGAAGATGAACACGGGCCGTCAAGGTTTTGGCAACCAAAACCAAGAAGATTTGAGATGGCTCTTGGGCTAATTCAAGCATATTTATACAAAAGGCCAATGATGGTCTTTGGACACATACACACTAAACAGAAGGACATAATATGCCAGCAAACCAAAATCAAGCACTTAAGCCGTTCGATGACGAGATTCTCGACGTAAAGAAACAGTCGCTCTATGCGAGGTTGAAGAGACTGTTCTCTACAGACGTTATTGTACGTAACGTCGGCGGAAAGCAACTTAAGATAAAGGATACCGATAGCATCATGTATGCTACGGATAGAAACAGTCTCCGTGACCGTTTCAATCGTATCCGCAGCACAGCTTACAATGCTTACACCCGTGACTTCGCCTTGTCATACCAAGCGGCCCGCATGGACCTCTTTCGTGACTATGATACAATGGACATGGACCCCATTCTTTCCTCAGCACTGGACATCTATGCTGACGAATGCCTTACCTATAACGAAGTGGGTAAGATGATTACGGTCCATTCTACCAACAATAACGTCAAGCGCATTCTTGAGAACCTCTTCGACGAAATTCTCAATGTCCGCTTCAATTTGTGGTCTTGGACCCGCAACATGTGCAAGTACGGAGATTTCTATCTCAAACTGTACGTCACGCCCGAATACGGCATCTACATGGTTGAGCCAATCTCGGCTTACAACGTGGAACGTATCGAAAATTCCGACCCATCCAACAAACGCTACGTCAAGTTCCAGCTTCGTCCTACTGATACATCACAGGCCGAAATTCTTGAGAACTACGAAGTAGCACACTTCCGACTCATTTCCGACTCCAACTTCCTTCCTTATGGTAAGTCCATGATTGAAGGTGGTCGCCGTGTCTGGAAGCAGCTTTCACTCATGGAAGATGCTATGCTTATCAGCCGTATCATGCGTGCGCCCGAGCGCCGTATTTTCTATACTGATATTGGTAACATCCCACCAAACGAAGTTGACGCCTACATGCAGAAGATGATGGACAAGATGAAGAAAGTCCCATACATTGACGAGCAGACGGGCGAATACAACCTTCGATTCAACCTCCAAAACATGATTGAGGATTACTACATCCCCGTTCGTGGTGGAGACAGCGGAACTAAGATTGATACCCTAGCAGGTATGGAATGGACGGGCATTGACGACCTTGAGTACATCAAGACGAAGATGATGGCCGCACTCAAGATTCCAAAGGCGTTCTTAGGCTATGAGGAAGGTATCTCTGGCAAGGCTACTCTTGCCTCTGAGGATGTACGATTTGCCCGTACCATCCAACGTTTGCAACGTATTATTGCATCCGAACTCAGCAAGATTGCAATCGTCCATTTGTATGCCCAAGGCTACCGTGACGAGTCTCTTGTTGACTTTGAACTTGAACTGACCAACCCATCAACCATCTTCGAGAAGGAGAAGATTGAGATTTGGCAGGACAAAGTAAGCGTATCCATTGACATGGTGGAGAACAAGTTCTTCTCCTACAAGTGGATTTACAAGAACATATTCAACATGTCCGAAGACGATGTTAAGACGGTGCAGGAAGAAATCGTTGAGGACGCCAAGCAGCGTTATCGCTTCACTAAGATTGAAGAGGACGGTGATGACCCAGCCAAGCCATTCAGTAAGATTGGTGGTAAGGGCGGTAAGGGTGACGACGACGAAGAGGGTGGTCTTGGAGACCTCGACATTGGTGGTGGGGGTGGCGGGGGCGGTGGAGGCGGCGGTGGGCTTCCAGACCTCGACGACCTTGGCCCAGAGGGCGGGGAAGATAAAGAGGGCGAGGGTGAAGAAGGCGAAGAGGGTGAAAAGGGGAAAGACGAAGAACCCGACCTTACGAAAATCAAGGAAGTCGTGGGAAATACCCGTGACCGTAGCGACAGAGACCAGAGCGGACGAGACCAAAGTGGCCGTGACCAAGAAGGCGAAAAAAAGATGCCTAACACCACGGAAGACCCACTTGGGCGTCTCGAACGTTCGGCAACTCCAAAGAAAAAGAGTGAAGGAAAGAAAGTCAGTGCTATCGCCCATAACTATGAGGGCGGCTCACCATTGGGCATTCGGGAGAGAGCAACTCCCCCGATTGACAAGGGTATGATTAGCAGTCTTTCGGAATTCCTCAAGAAATCCCAGCCAGAGACCAAAAGGGAACTCTTGCGGGAGAACCAACTCACTGGGAGCAAGTCCATGTTGGATGAATCCCAGATATTAGAATAAGTCGTACGTATCTCAATACAATCTTGGCGGTTTAGCCGAGATTGTCTATATTTATAATCGTTGAAGAGAACCGTCAAATACTATGCTGAATGTGGAATATAAGCGCACTTGCCCAGAATGCCTCCGAGATATAGTCTATACTTCATTAGACTCGTTCCGACATTCTAAATCAACGTCCAAATGCCGTTGGTGCTGCAATGTTCTGAGAGGGAAGACCTCAAACAGAAGAGGGTGTCATCACAAAGAATCCAGCAAGCATCTAATATCTCTTTCCCAAAAGGGAGTTCGTCGTTCTATGACTACTCGGATTAAGATGTCAAGAGGGCAGAAAAGACGTTATTCCAACCCCATCGAGTTACAAAAAATGGCAGATGCGGTAAAGTTAGCAATGCACCGACCCGATGTAAGGCAAAAACATATGCGAGCACTTCATAGGTCTAACTGGCTAAAAGTGAAAGCGGATGTGGGTCAGATGGAATTGTTATCAAAATGGAATAGGATAGGGTTTAGATTTGAGCCAAACTATCAAGTTCATACCGATTCAGATTTATTCTATGTGGATGGATATGATTCGAAATGTGGAGTAGTGCTCGAATATGATTCTAAATATCACAAAAGTATAGGGCAACAAGAAAAAGATAGGGTCCGGGAGAAAAAAATCATAGATGCTCTCCAACCGAGGAAGTTCTGGCGATATGATTCAGAAACCAAAATAATGTCTAATGTTTTGGAGAAAGCATAACTATGAGCCAGCAAAAGAAAATGCGTCATTCCAAATTCCGTAATACCGGAATCCTGTTTGAACTACTCACCAAGCAGGTCACAGCCGATATTATTCAGGGTAAGGATACGTCATCCGCCAAAGACTTGCTTCACAAGTACTTTCGGGAGACGAGCGAACTTGGTCGTGAGTGGCAACTGTATAGCACCCTACTGAACGAGAAAATCAAGGATGAACCCCACGCCGAAAGGTTTTTCTCGGTCATTTTGGAGGCACGCAAAAAGCTGAATGGCAGGAAACTCTCTCTTCTTAAGTACGATTTAATCAAGGAAATCAAGGAAGCATATCCTATCGAGGAAATGCTTAAGGCACCGGTCCGAAACTACCGAGTCTTGGCTTCCATATACAAAGTTTTTGAAGACGCTGTATCCTCGGAATGTAAGTTTGATGTCAAGGAAGTGTATCAATCAAAAAACTGCATAGTTGAACACATTGTTGACAAACCAAAGGTTACGCATTCCGAAGACGAACTCATCAACTATTATCAGACCCAGACTGAGGATATACGTCTTCTTACTTACAAACTTCTATGTGAAAAGTTCAACGAGAAGTACGCCAGTTCTCTCGACGACGACCAGAAGTCGGTTTTGCGTGAGTACATTTGCAACGTTGCTAACACGAACAACTTTGATGTTTTCGTCAAGCAGAAGGTTGCCGAAATTAAGAGGTCTTTGACGGAAGCCATTGACAGAATCAAAGACTCGGATGTGATGCGAATCAAAATCCGTGAAATTGTCAACCAGCTTGATAAAATCAACCCCGGCAAAATCGTTAAGGACAATCATGTCATGGTATTGATGCTCTCCTACGAGTTGCTGAAAGAGGTCAAAAAGCAATTACAAGGAAAGCCACATGATAATAGACATTAACATCCTCAAGAGACTCGGAAAGCGTTTCGGAGTTTTTCCTATTTCTGCCGGACACCCCGCCCTTCAAGCTGCATTGATGAAGCCAGCGGTTGTCTTTATCAAAGCCCCCGCAGGAGTCGAACCCGCAATTACTGGCGGTGGATACCAATGGGATGATGAACTCAATGGTTATCGCTTCGGTACTAGCCAGAAACTCTTCTTGGCTCCCGATGGAACTACCATTTGGACTTTCAAAGACGTTCTCTTCCGTGGTCTAGGACTTGATAGTGTTCAGAAATGGACCTCGGGCGATGCCGAATATCCGATGGGAAAGGCTAACGCCTTCTTTATCGTTTATGGCAAACTCACGGGACAAGATTTGGGTGAAGGCGAGACCGCTGGTGACAATGTTCCTGACGGCGAGACCGAACCCGGAGATGGTGGTGGATTGGCCACTGCCGATGACGAGAACGCCCCTCCGTATTCAAAGCAAGACATCCAAAAGATTTTGAAGGGTGAGTTTCCAGCCGATACCCAACAGGGGCCAAAAGCCTCAATGGCTACTTCAATTCCGGGCGAAGCGCCCTCGGGTGAAGAACCCGAAGCTTCGGCCCCAATGTCTGGGCCTCCCCCATCGAGATTGGCAAAGGGGAATCCTCCGGTTGAAGCGGGAAGTGAAGCCGAGAAAATCATCAAGACACTTTACAAGCAAGCGAAAATCAACCCTAACTCCAAGTTGAGTAAGCAAAATCCTATTCGACTTGACGGAGACGCAATCATTGACTTGTACCAGAGGGCTAAGAAAATGGCTCCCGAAGAAGGCGAAAAGTTGATTGCATTCCTCAAGAGTGGAGCAGTTCTACCTTTGGAAGAAGGAAAGATTGCCAAGTATCAACTGGAACGTTTGGTTGAAACCATTGTTGGTGGAATCGTCGGCGAAGTGGAGAAAGCCAAGCAGAAGGCCAAGGCCAAAAAAAAAGTAAGTAAGCCAGCCTCCAAGCCAGCGAATGATGACTATCCAGATGGAAGTTCTGGATGGCAACCGCCAGAGCATTCTCAAATGGATTGGGATTCGGGCGGGGAAAAGGGCAATATTCCCGGGCGTGGAGCCGAACAACAATGGCTGGAAGACCTTGCCAACAAATTGTGGAAAGACGCCGAGGACATCGGGCATAGTCATCAAGGATGGAAGGTCAAGAAAGTAGTTCCGCATGGCGATGGAACCAAGGCATATTTGCTTACACTTACAAAGCAGTACCACAAGAGTCGTATTTTCATCAATCGCAATGGACGTTGGTTCTGGACAGACCCAGTTGACCGTCATAACGGATGGCAAGAAGTGGAAGGGCCACAGACCGAGCCATCTATCGAGCAAGAACAGTCGGGAGCAGGCGGTGGAGCGGGTGGAATGACCACTACTTCGGCGGTATCTCCCGTGACTGGTCCAAACGCTTTCAAGAAGAAATGGACTGAAAAGTTTCAGGGCCGACAGGAAAAGGAAGAGGAACAACTTTCTGAAATGACCACGACCAGTGGTGGTGGTGGTTCAAGTGCTGGAACTCCGGGCTATCAAGTTCCCGGGGCGTTTGGCAAGAAGATGAGCAACCGAAAGGGCCATATTGAGGTTCTCGGATACAAGATGACTGCGCTGGGAGAAAAAGAATACAATACACCAGCGGATAAGCTTTACGAAGCCATCAAGCAGAATATTCATCGGATGATACGAGAAAGCATTGAGCATAAGCCCGAAGGTGGTAAGTGTCCTCATTGTGGAAAAGACATCTGGTCAAAAGATGCAATGACGTGTTCTTCTTGCAAGAAACGTCTTCCTGAGAAGCCAGTACATAAGCCGGGAAACAAAGGCGTAGGAATTGCTCCGTTGCAACAGGAAGGTGGGAGAACTTGCCCTCATTGCAATATGCTGGCTGTCAATGGAATTTGGACTCACGAACAAGGATGCCCCGCTTCTAAGAAGCGTGTCAAAGAAGCTTCTGGTCTCGGAGCAGATTTTGACCGAGCGCAAGCTGCCTACGATAACCAGATGCCCAAAGAAGAGCCTGAAATCGAATGCCCCGAATGTGGAGGCAACGGGTTCATCAAGGATAAAGGGCATCGAGGTAGTTGCTATTGGTGGTCTGCGACGTGTCAAGATTGTGGCCATGAATGGGGCGACGATAACTTCGATGATGTTCGAGACAGACGACTTGAAAGGTAACATATGGCAAAATTTCAACGCATAACAGAAAACACGTTCAAACTCATGCAAGAGGTTGGACAGATTTCGCACGAAGACGTAGTGGCAGCATGGGAAGATGACAAAAACGGTGAATACGTCTGTATCCTCCCCGATGAAAATCGTGCCTACTATGTTGCTCACCAAAAGGTGATGGAAGAGATTCCTGTGCGATATGGAAACATTTGGGCGGGCGTTCGAGTCTGGATGGACTCCAAGGGGTTCTATCCAAACATTTGGAGTGCCAATGAACGTGGCAACCTTGAACTATGGGATAAGAGCGGACGAAACCTTGGCGGATTGGTATAATGATTAAGCTTACACGAATTGTAGAGTCCTATGGAGCCGAAGGTCAGTTTTATGACATCGGGCGGGACTTCTCTGCCTTTCGTCGCATGATTGATGGGGCTGACCAACAGGTCAAGCAACAATACGAAAAGCAAATCGCTGCCAAACTTGTAGGCAAGCGTATTCGTGCCAGCGCATCAAGAGGATACAAACAGTTTGTCAAAAGCTATGAGTTCGACGTTACCCGAGTAACATTGGATGATTACTATGACAATTTCGTGGTGGTAGCCTATGATAGCACAACGCCAAAGCCAAAGGAATACTTCCTCAAAACAGGATTTAAGGTTCAGATTCTCGGGCCTTCTACGGGACAACCTTCTCCACAAAAGGGAGGCGACCCCCGCTTCGAGAAGGCTCCGCAGGCAGGGCCAGCGCCCATTCAGCCGGGGCAGAATCCTACCGCTGCCCAGTCACAGCCTATGGCTTTAGCACCAGCAGGACAGACTCCTTCTGAAATGGCAATGGACGAAAACAAGGACAAGGACGAGGGACTTTATGATGCTTATGGCGTCGAGGAAATCGCCGAAGATACCAAAGGATGGTTGCCAGAAATCCTTTTGAAGCCCAAGACTGCGCTTCGAGATTTCGTCAAGGGGCTTGGATGGAAGAAGAATTTGGATGATAGGACGACGGTTGCTCTCTACGATTTGAGAATTCCGGGCAGCATGGTAAAGCCCAACATCAACCAAGAAACGATTAAGAAGTTGATTGAACAGGATAGTGCGAAACCAAAGCCGGGGCAGGCGACGGGCACTACACGCTATGAAGTAGTCAAGTGTGAACCAGACACGAAAAAAGGCGAGTGGACCCTTCGCATAAAGAAAGTAATCTCAAAAGTATGAATAACGCAGAAAAGAAACTCTTAGTGGAATGCATCACATTCGAAGCAGACCCACGAATGCTTCGGGAATCAACGGCGCATCCTAATCAACCATTCACAGTACAGGGAGTCCTGCAACGCAAAGGCAAGAAGAACCAGAACGGGCGTATTTACCCCGACGAGATTCTTATCCGTGAGGCCAATAAGTATGCCCAGACGTTCATCATGGACCACCGTGCTATGGGAGAATTGGACCACCCAGAGTCCTCGGTAGTCAATCTCAAAAACGTGTCTCATGCCGTAACGGAAATGCACTGGAATGGTGATGACCTAGTTGGAACTGTTGAAGTTTTGACGACTCCAAATGGAAACATCCTTCGTGAGCTATTTCGCAATGGCATCAAGCTTGGCATTTCAAGTCGTGGTCTCGGAACCCTCAAAAAGGTTACGGAAACCGTGGCAATGGTTGGCGATGACTTTGAACTGATTGCCTTTGACTTCGTGTCAAACCCATCCACTCAGGGTGCATTCATGGCCCCAGTTGGACAAATTCCACTTTCCGAAGGCATCGTGCAGAATCCTGTCACACACCGATGGGAACGTACGGATGACATCGTTCGCAATATCCTTTCTGAACTCGGATAATTATGAATGCCAAAGCGTTCTTGAAACAGTGCATTGCCGAAGTCCTCGTTGAACCGACGAAACCTTCACCTTTACGCCATAACAAGAAGATGGCGTCTTTCATAAGGCAATGTATTGCAGAGGTTATTGTTGAGCCTGCTCCACGCAAGACGAAGGTATATGGAAATCCACGTCGTCTCCAAGCGGCTCACTTAATCAAGGAATGCATCATGGAGGTTTTGAAAGAGAACCTGCTGTCCGAAGCTTTTGACCCGACCTCTCAAGGTCCAAACATCCCACAAGAGAATCCTTATCCCGAGATGAATGCCAAGATGGCTAGGCTCGAAGAGGAACAACCAAAGCCTAAAGATGATGCTTGGAAACGATACGAGCAAGGATACAGTGCTGGTGAAGCACACAAACGAAGTGGTCAGAAGCCCAAAGACACATTGGATAACGTGGCGTCAATTGGCTATCACGACGCACTCAAGGGGAAAGCAAAAGCTTCTCCCGACGTTGTTCGCAAGACTGTCAGAGAAGGCGACCCACATGGGCGTTATGCTCAACAGGCGGGTGCAACTCCTTTCCAATCTCCCGGCGATACGAGCATTGTTGAAGACCAAGACCCAGAAGCAGTCATCACCAAAGTCAGGAAAGAAGTGTATGCTGCCCTTGCGAGCGAAGGATTACAACCACATGGGGATGAGCCACGAGACTATGTAGAATACTATCTCAATGGCTTTGTAACAGTCCAAGTCAGTGTTGGCTATGATTCCAAGGCAGCACGGGTAGAACGTTATTACGATAACGAAATGGTCAATAACATGCCCGGACATAACGTGGTAAGAAGTTTCCCCGTCCCAGTTCCTTACAGCCCTTCATTCGTTCAAAAGTTCATCAAATACGCCATAGCATTGAAACGTGCAGGCGAGGGGGATGAATCTTTGTTCGGAGGTTTTGATGACATCGAAGAAGGTCAGCGCACACAATCCACCAGCGTCCAATGGAATTGTCCGCATTGCGGCGAGTTGACCGACATTGATGTTGAAATCGAATCTCCTTCCGACTACATTGCTTGTGCCGACTGCGAGCATTGTGGTAAGGAAATCAGCGACCCCAAGTTAGACCAACAGGTTTATCAGGCAGTTATCAACCACTACTCTGGTAAAGCCGACTACCTCAAAGATACGCATTAAAATAAGTTGCGTCTTTCCTCCCCTTGTTGCTATACTTCCCGAGTATTATGCAACAACGCCTGTTCTCCTACGATGACATTTGCCTGCAACCGAAGCATTCGGTATTGAAATCCCGTGACGAGGCGGATACTTCCACGACTTTTCTCGGAAAGAAATTCGAACTCCCCGTTATCCCCGCCAATATGGAAGATGTCATTTCAGTGGAAAATGCCATCTACCTCGCCAAACATCACTATTTCTATATCATGCATCGGTTTGGGAATGTGACCAAGGAAGTAGTTCAAAATAAACTTGATGCTTACAACTTGAGTATCAGTATTGGAGTCAAGGATGAAGACCGAAGGTTCATTGACAGTCTTGTCATAACTCCTTCATTTGTGACTGTGGATGTAGCCCATGCGGACCATGACAATGTGAAAGAGATGCTTCGATACCTTCACACTGCGTTTGACCCTTCCTATGAAGAAAGACCCAAATTCATCGCTGGTAACGTCGCCACGGCTGACGGATACAAGTTTCTGTGCGATTCTGGGGCTGATGCGGTCAAGGTGGGCATCGGAGGCGGGTCCATCTGTACAACTCGCTACAAGACAGGGTTCCACGTTCCTACGGCCTATTCCGTATGGGAATGCCGATGGGATGACCACTATGACGTTCCCATTATTGCCGATGGTGGGCTGAAACATTTCGGGGATGTTGCCAAAGCCCTTGCCTTGGGTGCCGATATGGTCATGTCAGGACGTTGGTTTGCCGAATGCATTGACTCTCCCGCCAAGATTGAACACGGTAAGAAGATTTACCGTGGCTCTACTTCCTATGAAGCCAAGGGCCACAATAACCATGTCGAAGGCCAAACCATTGAAATTGAGCGGTCCTGTACTTACGAGGAACGATTGCTTGAAATCAAACAAGCACTCCAAAGCAGCATATCGTATGCGGGCGGG